CGTTCCACTTGCTGCATGTACTTTTGTGCCATCAGACCCCTGGTAGCTATAAGAAATATAAGATTTGAAGCGAGAATGGAACAAGAAGCAAAAGAGAAGATGCAGATTTACCGACCTTCAGAGGAAGTTCAGATGATCAAACGAACTACATCAGAACTTCACACCGATGAGACGGGAGTTTATTTGCTGGCAGACGAGTACCACCGAGTCTACCTAAAACCAGAAACTAGGACAGAGGACATTTTGTTCATGAACTCTCTCAGAGAGGCCAAAAGAGATAAGGGCCCTTCTGTTGAGGTTGTCAAAGAATCAATTTTGTCTACGTCTAAGTTGTACAAGACCGAGAAACTTCCGGATTTCCAGGGAGTTTTTGAGGTAGACGGAACTATGATAGGACATTTCTCCCGTATCAAGTTCAATGGATTGGACTGTTTGTTGACTGCTTACCACGTACTAGACTATAACAGAGCTGCTTTGATAAACCTTCGAAAAGGGGACAAGTGTGTTCAGTTTGCGTCAGTCACTGCAAATATCGTAGCCGCCTCTCCCACGGATCAGTTGGACTTTCTGCTACTGGCTCTGCCAGCTTGCGTCTTTTCAACCCTTGGTATGAAGGTAGGCGTCTGGACTTCCCGAGCTCAGCCTCGAGAACCCATTCAGATACATCAGGTGTACGAGGGAAAGCCCTGCGTGTCGAGCGCTGCTATAAAGCTAAGCGCTTCCAAGGCGTGGCACATCAATTATGCGGCCAGTACCACCATAGGTACGTCGGGAGCGCCCGTGTTAGACAGCAAGAACCGAATAATAGGGGTGCATATTGAGTATGACTCAGTTAGTAAACTCAATGTAGGAGTCATTCCTCCCATTTTCAGAATGAGTAAGAAGGAATCTCCCACTAATGAGGACTTGTTACAGGGTCAGCCCGACTTCGAGAAGTATGAGGAGCCAGATGATGAAGATGTATTAGGAGAAGATTTTTATGAGATGCTAGAGTACCAAATGTTTCTCACGAAAGAGGAATCCAAGATGCGCGTGTTCACGGAGGGCACACCATGGGGTCAATTTATGGAGGACGGAGATGCGTATGTCGCTCGGGAAATGACCGAGAAATACAAAGATAAATACGATGTTTACGCGACTAAGCTAGACCGCAGAGGTGGTCATGTTGGTGGTCGCGTGAAAGGAGACGTCTTCCGAAAAGAGAGCCCGTGGAGCTGCACGCAATGTAGTTGCATTCAAAAGAAAGGATACAATTGCATTAGTTGTGGTTACGCTTTGGTTCCTCTCTCTAAGCAAAAAGTCAAAGAGCTTGAAGAAGGCGCTAGTGAGGCTCAGAAAATTCTGAGCTCCCGTCTACCTGGAGAGCTAACTGAGAAAATTATGCGAGGAGTAGTAGAAGACAACGTAATTAAGCGAATAGCCGTTCAAGTGGCAGAGTTACTGGAAAAGAACAAGCCAGAAGAAAAGTTCTTGTCCTACAGCTCCATGCCTAAGGCAGCTGCTTCGTATAAATTAAGGCAAGACATACCACAGCTTTATCCAGATCTACCTACTTATAGGGAGATTCCTATGGATAAGAAACTGGTTCAAGAGCTAAGAACTGCTCCTAAACCAGGTGAAGTGTCGTCTCTACAAGTGAGAGGAAACAATTTGGAGAGCGTAATCCCTATTCCCCCGGATAGTGAGAGTCACTCTTCCTCTCGTATTACTAAGAATCGACAGGTTGTGGCTAAGGTGGCCCCCGTTAAAGAAACCGTGGTAGCCACGGACGAGGGAGCCGCTAAAATGACCAAATCTGCAAAGCGTAGGATGCGAGAAAAAGCTAAGAAAGCAACAGGAAAAGAAACGAGCGCCGCTAAGCCTGCGGTCTCTTTAAACTCCCAAGCCCCAGCGATGACTGGGGCTTCTACTACCAGTGGATTGAAGCAACCCCTTTCTCTGACAAGTCAGAAGAGATCGGAAGGAGTCGCGTCACATTCCCAGGAGCAGGGCAGAGAAAAGAGACAGCTAGGTGGCGAGAAGCCAAGGAGAAGCGACCAGAATACGCAAAGTACGCATGGCCACCCCGAGGAGCTGAAGCCGAGAAAAGGAGTTTCAAGTTGCAGTGCGACCAGCACATAGATGTTTTCTATGAACCCACGTTAGAGGAGATCCAAGCTTCAAATAGCAGGATTCTCCCCCAGTACATCAGACACACACTACCCGATTTTCTTGAAACTTATGACAGGGATAAGTGGAGTGAAGCTATAGACAAACTGAAAGACGAAATTAAAGCTGAAGCCAGCCCAGGAGTGCCTCACTCAGACGTTGCCAAGCGCAACGACAAGTTGATGGCTTCTTTAGGCGCCCGCTTCAACGAAATAGTTTTGAACAGAATTGAAAAGATACTCTCAATCCCAATACAGACCCTTAAGACCATGACCCGCAAGGAGAGACTAGACCTGAATTTGATGGACCCGGTGCGTGTGTTCGTTAAGAACGAACCCCATACGTTGGATAAGATCAACACAGGGCGAGTCAGACTGATTATGTCGGTTTCACTAACTGACAAAATGATAGAGATGTTGCTCTGTCGCCACCTCACTAAGCTGGAAATCCAGAATTGGAAGAGAATACCATCCAAGCCTGGTATAGGTTTCACGGCTGAGGACAATGCCAGTGTCTACGAAGACGTGATCCAATGCGGATTGGACATGTCATACGCCGACATTAGAGGGTGGGACTGGGGAGTGAAACAATGGCAGATAGTAGACTGTGCTACTGCCACTGTAGCCCTGGCCAACAACAACTCAGCAGTCTATGAGCACCTTATGATCGCAAAAGCCTACTTAGAAAGTGAATCAATCTACCAGTTTTCGGACGGAGTTATGGTTCAACCCACTTATAAAGGCATAGTGAACTCCGGTAAGTTCAGGACGAGCAGAGATAACTCTTTCATGAGGGTTAGGATAGCCGACCTCATTGGCTCTAGGAAAACTTTGGCAGCGGGGGATGACTCTGTGGAAAACACTGTGGAGGATGCCCCTAATAAATACTTACGATATGGGATCAGATGCAAAGAATACTTGCCTGTGAGAGGATCGTTTGAGTTTTGCAGCCATTACTACGGACCAGAGGGATGCTGGGCTCTGAATAAGGAGAAGATGGTTATGAACCTCCTCCATCAGGAACCAGAAGATTTCTTTGAGTACAGGATGTCCATGGTAGGATTTGCCGCTGAGCTTGAGACTCGGCCAGACTACGAGGATATCCTAGAGCTTGTAGAATCAGTGGGCTACTATGAGGTGGAGGGGCCTCATTATACATAATGGATCAACAAAAGAAACAATCCTCTGTTAAGATGACACAGAGTGCAAACCAAAAGTCATCCTCAAAGAAAAGGAGAGAGCGGCGTGCTAATGCCAATAGCAAAATCAATGTTGCGGCTGGCCCAAAGCAAGCCTCTTACCCTTTGCCAACCTACACCAACACGGGTATGAGAGCTATCAGCAAAATCCCCCGGAGAAAGATCACACCAGCGGGAGAAGCCTTCCTAAAGTGTGCTTTTGCGCCGCCGGATTTTGCAGCTTCCAACCCTACGGGAGTTCCTGATGATTTTCAGGGTAGTTCCCTTTTAAAGAAACATAGATATGTCGGAAATTTTAACTGCAGCGCAGCTAACCGAGACTATTACATTCTGCTGTTACCATCAGCAGGAGGTATAGCTTACTGGACTGCCAATGTTGCAGCTGGAACTCCGATATTAGCCGCGACCATATTTGATGCGGTCACATTTACGGATGAGAAAAGTCTGTTCCCCAGCGCTGCGCAAGCTGCTGATGTGGTGACCAAATACAGATATGTGTCTAACCACATAGAGCTAATACCAACTATGAACCAAATGAGCTGGTCCGGGAGCATCCAAGTGTGGAAAGCCCCCATCACGATAGCAATGAGATCGTCCGCAGCGGCAGATAACCTCTACACTGTGGGAGGACTTCAGAGTTGCAATGCAACTAATGCTAACCAGTATACAGGACCAACCAACTTGGGAGTCTACACAGCCGCCTACAACGCGGGCGTGAAGTTTGATTTCCAAGAGGTTATGGAGGGTATCAGTCAGGTTCCTTGGGCCCCTCTTGCGGCAGATTTCGGATACCTCCGAAATCTCACAGGATGTATTGCTGGAATTGACCCCCAGTTTGACAGTGTCATAATCAAGATATCTGGCATGGGTGCGACAGTTACCAACAGCTTCGTCCTCAAAGTGTGGAGCTGCGTGGAATACCAAGTGGTAACAGGTTCCGCTGTCTATGAGTATCAAACTCTGTCTCCATGCGATGCTTACGCAATGCAGATGTACAGAGCTATAATACTCCAGTTGCCAGTGGGAGTTTCTTTCTTAGAGAACGAGGGCTTCTGGAAGAGAGTCTTGGGAATTATCAGAGGGATCTCAGCACCCCTCTCGATGCTCCCAGGCCCTTACGGAGCCATCTCCTCAGGTGTCAATGCGATAGCAGGGGGAATAGACTCTCTAGTCTTTTGAGACGCAAGGATAGCGTTACAAACCCTGAGACAACAGTAAACCCCAGTTGTG